GAAGTCGTGAATAATGATTATGAATTCAAATCTGTTTCTTATGGTAACATTGTTGGTGTTCTTATTGAGGCAATTAAAGAACTTAGAGCCGAAGTTGAAGAATTAAAGAACAAGCAAGTGTATAAATAGACAGAGAAACTAACTAACATATAATACTGGCAGTCGGAAACTGCATAAAATAGGAGTATAACAATGGCATTTTTAACAACACCTAATCGCAACAGAGCGGCAGATGCGGTTGTAGCAAGAGCAAACAACGGTAGCTTACGTATTTACACCGGAACTCCACCCGTAGATGCCAACGCAGCACTATCGGGTAACACGCTATTAGCCACACTACCAATGGCCGCAACAGCCTTTGGCGCGGCAACAAATGGCGTAGCTACAGCAAACGCTTTAACTGGTGCAATTGCGGCCGCTACTGGTAGACCAACGTTCGCGCGGATCATCGAATCCGACACAACTACTACTGTAGTTCAGATACGCTGCGCACTGGCCTGGCTAGCATCAACCGCATATGCGGTTGGAGATCGTGTGTCGAATGGCGCTAACACATATGTAGCCACCACTGCTGGAACAAGCGCGGCGTCTGGTGGACCGACTGGTACTGGCACTGGTATTACTGATGGCACCGCAGTCTGGTCATTTGAAGGCATCAACGAAGCGGTGGTAACAGGCGCCAATCAGATTATCGCAGCAGCTAACGTATCAGTTTCATCAGTCACCTACACACAGTTGGCTAGTTAATAGTTAGTTCAGTGCGATGCCTAAATCGTGGCTAAAAATATGGAAAATGTTCTGGGGTGACTTAAATACCCCAGAAAGCTATGCAACAGATTGGTATAACGCATTAACAAATCAATCATCACACTTCGGATGGGCCGCACTAATTGTTTGTTTCATTTGTGCGCTATGGGGTTTGTATTATGGTGAAATGCCATATAAATGGACACTGTGGTTAACAGTAGTTTTTTCTTACTCTTTCTTTGTAGAATATGTTAAACAAGGATGGAAAAGGCTTGATTCTCCTAATGATACATACTTTATTGCTCTTGGTGCAGCAGGCCCATTAGTTTCTTTATATGAAGCCAGATTTAATCCAGAAATAGTACTTATGATGACTTATGACGGATGGGGTTTTATTATTTGGGCCTCAGTTGTGATTGTTTCCTTTGCTGCACATGTGGTTCCAAGAATTATTAGAAAAATAAAAACGGAGAATAAAACGTGACACCCGCGCAAAGATTGGCATTAGAAGAGAAAGTATCTGAAATAGCATTTTATGGGATGCCAGAAAGTCTCGTTGCAGATATATTGAATACTCCCAACGTATTGTGGGGAACAAAACGTATTGATGTGCCAATAGCTCCAGTACGCACGTTGTTTTTGAAACGACTGGAATTAGCGAAGCTACAAGTTTTAACCGAAAAGGTAATAGCTGAAGATGACCCAGATTTTGTTAACAAAACATTTCTGCGAATTGTTGCTCTTACAGCTTTTGCAACATTGAATCGTACAGATCTTACAGTAATTCCTACAGTATCTGATGAAGATTATGCCGCAGCATCACAGATGCTAGGTGTCCTATATGAAGCAGGAATTATATCGCTACAAACTATGCAGGAGTCTATTGCAATGGCCTTTACTGAACAATCATGGGGCGAGAGTAATGGCTTTACAAATGGAATAACCGCCCGCGATGTTGGGCTTGCAAGAGGAGATGAGTAGTAATGGCCGTCGCAAAATGGGCACCGCCGAGTGCAAGGTCAGCGAACCTTGCCGGCACCTCTTTCAATTCGCTGGCAAACGGCTCTGCCGGATCGGCGATCACCTATGATAATAGCACTGGGCGCGATCTTTATGCCGCTGTCGCGGTCAAACTGGGGTCGCTTACCCCGGCAACGGGCGGGTCTATCACGATGCGCGTCTATGCCGGGGATGGCACCGATACGCCGGACCTCAACAGCGGGTCTTTCGACACTTACACAGCGGCGTTGACCACATCGACCGGCGCAAAGGTTGTGACGTTCCCGATGGTCAGGATCTATCCTTTCCCCCTTACGTTGCAGATTGTGAACAACGCGGGCGTCTCAACGGCGGCCAGCGGCAACGAACTTTACGTCCGCGCCTACAACGAGGATGTCAGCTGATGCCGCGCGGGGTTTCGCCGCTGGACGAGGCGCGGTTGCAGGGGCGGCTGTGGTCGCCGAATGCACTGCGCCTTGGCGCGTGGTACGACTCCGCCGATTTGGCCACGATAGCGACGGTGAACGGCGCAGTTACGGACTGGCGAGACAAGAGCGGCAACGGACGAAACCTGACCGCAGTTTCTACGCAGCGACCGACCTATACTGCAAACGGGTTCAACAATCGGCCTGCGATCAATTATGGAGCCGCACTCAACAACAACAGACTGAGTTGGACTGGCGCAGCATTTAACCCGGTGAGGACTTTTGGCGTTGCCCATTGGGAAGGGCCAAATCCGTTCACGGCCTATAGTGGGCTGCTGTCATTCCCGTTCACCGGGAATGACAGCCTTTTTCTGACAGAAGCTTCCAACCAATGGTTTGGGGCGCGCTCGGTCTTTCTTAATGGCAATGATCCGATTGCGACTCCGTTGCCCACGATTTCGACGCCATTTCTGTGGGTAGACAATGTTCCAGCGGGTGCCGGTAGGACTACGATTTGGATAGGGGCTGACAGAACCGAATTTAACCGTGGTTGGCGAGGAAAAATCGCAGAGGTGGTTATTACACTTTCTGAACCAACCTTGCGGGATCGCAGGACCATTGAAGGCTATCTTGCGTGGAAGTGGGGTCTTGATGCCAACCTTCCCGCCAACCATCCCTACCGCAACCGCCCGCCCCTGATCGGAGCCTAACATGGCGCTGCGCGGCCGCGTTCCACAGTTTGGCGGGGTATCGGGTGGTGGTAATCCAACCATCGCCGCCGCCACCATCACCGTTGCTGGGCCACAAGTAGGGGCAACAGGCACAGTCACTCTTCCTGCTATTATTGGCGCGTGGAGCGTTGCGGGAGCCTCCTATGGCGGAGTATCGCGCGCTGTCAATGACGTACCAATCATTCCAGCTGATGTTACCTTCAGTGCCGATGGCACAAAGATGTATATTGTCGGCACTGTCGATGACGGATATGACGCTATAGTGCAGCAATATTCACTTTCCACAGCGTGGAATATTAATTCAGCATCCCCGACCGCCTACTTTGAGACCTCCTTCCAAGACCTTTATCCGACAGATGTAGCTTTCAGTGCCGATGGCACAAAGATGTATGTTGTTGGCAGCGGAACGAGTAAAGTATACCAATACTCTCTTTCAACGGCATGGAATATCAGCTCAGCGTCTTATGGTGGCGTATTATCGTTCAGTGTCGCCGGGCAGGAAGCGCAACCCAATGCCCTTGCCTTCAGTGTCGATGGTACAAAGATGTACGTTGCTGGGGTTGGTAACGACACGATCTACCAATACTCTCTTTCAACGGCATGGAATGTATCTTCGGCATCTTTTGGTGGTGTATCGTTCAGTGTCGCCGGGCAGGAAGCGCAACCCAATGCCCTTGCCTTCAAGCCGGACGGATCCCGCATGTATGTCGTTGGAAGCGCGGCGGATACAATCTACCAATACTCACTTTCAACGGCATGGAATGTTAGCTCAGCGTCTTATGATGGTGTATCGTTCAGTGTTGGGGCACAAGAGTCTTCCCCAACTGGGTTGGCCTTTAAGCCAGACGGCTTACGCATGTATGTTGTTGGAGGCGCGGCTACGACAGTATATCAATACGACCTCTCATTTAACGGAACTGCGACAATTGCTGTTTCAGGTCCTGTAGTAGGTGCGACTGGAACTGTCGGCGTTCCACAAATTACTGGAAGTGCTGGTATTAGTTTAGGCGGCCCAAGAGTTGCGGCTACCGGAGTTATTAGCATTCCACAAATTACTGGAAGTGCTGGAATCACGGTTTCAGGCCCTGCAATAGGCGCTACCGGAGCTATTAGCATACCAGCAATCACTGGAAGTGCTGGTATTAGTTTAGGCGGCCCAAGAGTTGCGGCTACCGGAGTTATTAGCATTCCAGCTATTACTGGAAGTGCAGCAATTGCGGTTTCAGGCCCTACAATAGGCGCTACCGGAGCTATTAGCATACCAGCAATCACTGGAAGTGCTGGTATTAGTTTAGGCGGCCCAAGAGTTGCGGCTACTGGATTAGCAAGTACCCTGCCCGCGATTACCGGAAATGCGACCATTGGCTTAAACGGACCCCAAGTAACTGCGATAGGCGTCATTAGCATTCCACCAATTACTGGAAGTGTTGGTGTTAGTTTAGGTGGTCCAATAGTTGCGGCTACTGGAACTATTAGCATTCCGCCAATTACTGGAAGTGCTGGTATTGTTATTAACGGGCCGAAGATTGAGGCAACTGGATTAGTCAGTGCATTACCAGCAATCACTGGAAGCGCTAATATTACAGTTCAGGGACCAGTGATAGGTGCGGCTGGAACTATTAGCATACCAGCAATCACTGGAAGTGTTGGCGTTAACGTAGGTGGCCCAAGAGTTGCGGCTGTTGGAACTATTAGCATTCCGGCAATCACTGGAAGTGTTGGCATTGGCTTAAGCGGACCCCAGGTAGCTGCGATAGGCATTATTAGCATTCCAGCTATTACTGGAAGTGCAGCAATTGCGGTTTCAGGCCCCACAATAGGCGCTACCGGAGCTATTAGCATACCAGCAATCACTGGAAGTGCTGGTATTGTTATTAACGGATCGAAGGTAGAAGCCACTGGATTAGTAAGCACCATACCAGCAATTACTGGAAGTGTTGGCATTAGTTTAGGTGGCCCAAGAGTTGCGGCTGTTGGAACTGTTAGCATTCCAGCTATTACTGGAAGTGCAGCAATTGCGGTTTCAGGCCCTACAATAGGCGCTACCGGAGCTATTAGCGTTCCAGCGATTACTGGAAGCGCTACGATCGGCCTGAATGGGCCGAAGATTGAGGCAACTGGATTAGTAAGCACCATACCAGCAATTACTGGAAGTGTTGGCATTAGTTTAGGTGGCCCAAGAGTTGCGGCTGTTGGAACTGTTAGCATTCCGACTATTACTGGAAGTGTTGGTATTAGTTTAGGTGGTCCAAGAGTTACAGCTGACGGAACTATTAGCATTCCGCCAATTACTGGAAGTATTGCGATCGGCCTAAATGGGCCAAGGGTTACGGCCTCCGGATTAGTAAGTACCTTGCCTGCAATCACTGGAAGTGCAGCAATTGCGGTTTCAGGCCCTACAATAGGCGCAACTGGAACTATTAGCATTCCGGCAACAAGTGTTTTTTATCCTAGCAATTCCGCCATTATTAAGTCCCCATCTAACTGGCACTTTACTGGGATAGTCAATCAACAGGCTGCTGAAACCGTTTGGCCTGGTAGTTATATGCGATTACGATTCGACGGTGACGCTATTGCAATTAACGTCGATACATCTGGCCTTTCAGCATATCCTTGGGTTCTTTACCAAATTGATGCCGAATCACCGGTGGTTGTTAAACTTACCGCTGGTCAAACCGTAATTAACATAACAGGTCTTTCAATTGGAGCCCATGAACTAAACATTATTTATCAAGCAAAAGATGATCATAATCAAGTTGATACATGGGGAGATGCGCAAAAGCTGCGCATCTTATCATTCTCGCCAAGTGGTGGAACCGGTTTGCTTGCTGCCCCAGTAACAAGACCAAAGAAGGCCATTATATATGGCGATGCAATTGCCGCAGGTCTGAAAGTTACTGCTCCTCCCGGTGTAACTACTATGGTTGGTTTAAACGCCGCAACAGGTAGTTATGCTAATCATATTGGTATAGGACTTGATGCTGAATTTGATCAATGCGGATCAGTAGATGATGGTTGGACTATTGGTGGTGTTGGTGGATTCCCATCATTACCGGCTAGTTGGAATCTTAAAAAACCCGGTGTATCACGTAATATTAGTACCCATGATTATGTTGTAGTTATTCATGGGTACAACGACGGGGCACTAGATATTGCGTCGAGCGTTGTTACAAATTGGTTAACTAGCATTCGTGCAGCAACAACTGCATGGATATTTTTATGTGTGCCATTCTCTGGACGTCAACGTGGTGCTATCACAACTGGAGTTGCTAACTATATCTCTGCAAATCCAACAGAAACAAAAATCAAAGTAATTGATCTTGGTAGCACGTTCTATCAGAGTATTGCTAATGGATATTATACGACCGACTCAATACATCCAAATTCTTGGCAAGCAGGCAGACTCGCATCGGCCTACTTAGGACTTATGAATCGCGAGTTGTTAACTAACACAAGTGTTGGTACAATGCCAGCAACAAATGACGTCAGATTCGGAGTCACTGTCGGAAGTAGCACTGGAACATTAAGAGTACCAACACCAAATCAAGTTTTAGCTGGAGTACAGGTTGATGCTACGATCGGAACTGTAGTATTGCCAGTTATAGATGATGTTAGAGCTGGTGTTTCATTCGGCGCAGCAAATATTCTTTCTGGAACGTTAGAAGTATCACCTCAAGTAATTACTGCAGATGGCATTGGTTATTCTAAAGGAACTAAAGTGAATTTAGTTATTGATCAGGGCAGTGATTACTACTCAATACTCAAATTAGCAGATGCAAATAACAATGTATTTAATTTAACCGGTTATACTGTATCTGCCCAAATACGTAAAAACTATTCTGCAAATACATCCTATAATTTTACGACTAGCCATAATAACATAAACGGTGAAGTAACCCTGTTTATGAACAATGTTATAACAGAAGCTCTTGAACCGGGTAGATATGTTTACGATGTAGAAGTTACATCACCAGGAAACATTATTACACGTATAATGGAAGGCGTGGTAACAGTAACACCAGGTGTTACAAGAAACACTGGTGTTTCACTGGGTGCTAATAACACTATTTCTGGAATAGTAAGTGAACCGCGTCCAAAGGTTATAACAACAGCTGACGATATTGGTTATTCTAAGGCAGCTAAATTGAATCTGATCATTAACCAGGGTAGTGACTATCGTACGATAATCAAATTAGCAGATGCAAATAACGACATATTTGATTTAACTGGCTATACAATAACTGCTCAAATGAGAAAGAATTATTCGTCAGACACGGTCTATAATTTTATGACTAGCCATAATAACGTAAACGGTGAAGTAACTCTATTTGTGAACAATACTACAACGGAAGCTCTTGAACCGGGTAGATATGTTTACGATGTAGAAGTTACATCACCAGTAAATATAATTACACGTGTTATTGAAGGTATTGTGACAATAACACCAGGAGTTACAAGAAGCATATGAGCGATATAAAACATATTCAATTAATTGGTTAATTTAGATAGACCCGGAATTTCTTGTGGATAAACCTATAACATATGATTATCATATAAGTATTACAAGAAACCCACAACGCCAATAGGGGATAGTGAACCATGGCTAACGATAAGCGCTTTACAGCAAAAAACGGCTTACAAACTCAGAACATTAACTTTGAGTCTCTAGATAAGACTAAAAACATCATTGTTAGTATTGCTAACAGTGGCGTCTTATCGCTTAATTCAAATAACAGTCAAATTTTTACTATTACCGATTCTGGAGTTATAACTTCAGGAACTTGGAATGGTTCTATTGTAAATAGTCAGTATGGCGGCACAGGCGTTAACAATAGTGGAAAAACAATTACTCTTGGCGGTGATATAAATACTGCGAATACTTTCAATACATCTGGAAATTTCCAAACAACACTTACTACAGTTGGAGAAACTAACGTTACACTGCCAACTAGTGGTACGCTGCTTACTTCAAACGGATCTGGTGCAACGGGTACATGGTCAATTAGTATTACTGGAAACGCTAATACTGCATCTAAACTTGAAACTCCAAGAACTATATCGTTGTCTGGAGGAGTTACTGGATCAGTAAGCTTTGATGGGTCAAGTAATGTTAATATTACAACAACTATTACTGGCGGAGGAGGATCATCTGGAGGATCTGGAGGAAACCCGTTTAGTAGTCGTGAGGATCTAATCATTAATGGTGATTTTGGTATATGGCAAAGAGGAATAAGTTTCATTCAAGCGGGCTATACGGCTGATCGCTGGAGAAATTCGTATTATGGTGGTAATAGTATTCATACCCAACAAAAAGCATTGCCTGGCGATACATTAGCTGGAAATAACATAAATTATTTTCTTAGGCACTCCATTTCCGGACAAAACGGAATTGAAAACTTTGCAGTTACATCTCAGTATATTGAAGGTGTTCGGAGTTACGCTGGGCAAACCATCACTGTACTTGGATGGGCCCGAAGAAGCTCCGGATCTGGAAATATGGCAATTGAATTAACACAGATATTTGGCACTGGAGGAATGCCTTCAACTCGTGTGAATATATCTCCGGTTACTATATCTTTAACCGAATCTTTCGCGCCATTTGCTGCTACGTTTAGTGTCCCATCCATTTCAGGAAAAACTATAGGCGAGAATAGAGACGATTGTCTTGGAGTAAATTTCTGGATGTCATCAGGAAGTGGAACATCTTCTAGAACAAACTCGCTTGGGGCACAAGTGATCGGTGTAGATTTGTGGGGCATACATATTAGATATGGCGCTCTTACTACAGCTGCAGCTTCTGATTACAAACCGCGTGATCCAAATACAGAACTTATGTTATGTAAAAGATATTTTCAAAAGGTGGGTGCTGGACTTTCTGGGTACGAAGAAAGTCCAACTCAAACATCTATAGCCATACCAGTGCAAACACCATTATCACGTAAGCCAGTGGTAACTCTTCCAGATTCACGGTTAGTGTATCGTACTCCAACAGCGTTATCAGATAGAACGGTCCTTGTTCAACTTGATAAAACAAATAAAACTTCAATTGGACCAAACGGTGGAATACTTTTTGTAAATCAATATCCTAGTATTAGTTCTCCCGGATTTTATGTTGGAGGATGGGACTTAACTTCCGTATCATATAGCTCTAAGAGTCTTTCATTAGCGTCTAATATAAACATAACAGATATTGCCTTTACTGGAGACGGAGTTATAGTATATCTTTTTGATTATAATCAAAGGAAAATATTACAATATACATTGTTAACGCCTCAAGACATCTCAACCGCTGTATATAGTCGTGAGTATTCATTTAATACACAACCATCTGAATCTGGTCGATCTTTTGCCATTAATCCAAACGGTACCACTATGTACTATGTTCATGCGGCTAAAAAAACTATTGACCAATATACGCTTTCTACTCCAGCTGATATATCAACCGCTTCATATACTGGGAAAAGTTTCGGGTTTGCGAATCAAACAGCAGGGGCGATAGGAATTACATTTAGCGATGACGGGTCTAAGATGTATCTTGGGTCAAGCGTATCAGGTAATCAAAATTTTTATCAATATACGCTTTCTACTCCTTGGGAGATAAATACGGCCCAATTTACAACCAGTTTCAACACTCTTGCACAAGATTCTTTACCAGTAGATATAGAATTCAATGATACTGGCACTCGAATGTTTATTCTAGGCCAACAAGGCCAAAATCCACGGGTTTTGCAATATACACTTTCTACGCCATGGAATATATCAACAGCTTCATATAATAAATCATTTAATATATCTGCACAAACTGGCGGCAGTCCATTTGGAATTACTTTTGCATATAGCGGATCAAAATTATTTGCTGTGGCTGCCAATTCAGTGTTTCAATACAACGTCGATACGGCAGAAGCAATTTCGTGGAATTTAGACCTATTTACGTATGCAAATATGTTCGATGCAACACCACAAGTAACCCAAGGTGCACTAGCAGCTATATCATTTGATGATACTGGTTCTATTCTTTATATTTTAAATATAACAGATAACTCGCATGGTAAAATTTTACAATATACGCTTTCTACACCATGGAATGTGAATTCAGCAACATATACAGGTGTTTCTTTTATTAATGTTACCACCAGATGCGGGATGTTTTTTAAGCCAGGTGGGAATACGATGTATACTCTTGATGCAAGTGGTGTTGTTTACGAGTATGATCTTTTTATACCGTGGAACATAGGATCTGTATCATACAGTTCGAGATCATTCAATGCGAATGTTATAACTGTAAGTAGACCAAATGGTGTGTTACAAGGATATCTGCAAAACATCACATTTAGTACAGGTGGCACAAAAATGTATATAACTGATCAGCTCCGGATATACCAATACGATTTGTCAACGGCGTGGGACATAACTACTGCGTCATACATTTCATCATTTGTAACAGAAATTGGTTATTCATTTGGTGGTGGCGCGACTACATTTAAATCTGATGGGACAAAAATGTATGTATGCGTTGGCGGTGACCCTGCAATTGTTGAATTCACACTTTCTACACCTTGGGAGATAAATACAGTTTCATATAGTGAATTCTTTTATTTTGCCGGTGCGGGGAATTACGTCAGCTTCAGCGCGCAGGGTGTGTTTTTTAAGTCGAATGGCAACAAAATGTATCTAGTAAATGGATATGGTAACCCTGGGCTAAGAACAATAGCACAATTTAATATTCCAAACGCTGAAGATCCAAATGAATCTAATAATGATTATGTTGGAGGAGGCATTAGCGGGCGGCCAATAATAACAAAGGATGCTACTCCAATTTGGCTTAACGCAGAACCATTTAAACCAATAGAACCAGATGTCCAATTCGTGTTATTCTAATGAAATGATAATTATCTTACTGAAGTAAGATATAAATATCTATATAGGGGAGAGATATAACAATGGCACAACCTACGACAAGAGCTCAGTTCAAAGAATATTGCTTACGTAAATTAGGTAAGCCGGTTATTGAAATTAACGTTGATGGCGATCAAGTTGAAGATCGTATTGACGAAGCCTTAAGTTATTACTGGGATTATCACTTTGATGGCACCGAAAAGATTTACGCCAAACGCCAGATGACCCAAGAAGATATAGATAATGGCTATATACCAGTGCCAGAAAACGTAATTGGGGTGGTGAATATATTCCCAATTAGTGGCAAACTAACCGGGTCTGGTATGTTTAGCGCGGAGTATCAGTTTGTTTTGAATAACATTCATGATTTTGTTAATTACGATTTAATAAATTACTACATGTCATTTCAACATCTAGAATTCATGAGAGAACTTTTAACCGGTGAACAGCCAATTCGCTATAACAGGCACGTGAATAAGCTTTATATAGATGTTAATAAAAACAAGCTTAAGGTTGGAGAATTCCTAATATATGAATGCTATCAGATTGTAGATCCTAATATCTATCAAGATGTTTGGAAAGATAGATGGCTTCAGAATTATGCAACTGCGCGAATACAGGAAAACTGGGGCCGAAATCTTACAAAATTCACCGGTATGAATTTGCCAGGCGGTGTTCAGTTTAATGGAGAAAAAATCCTTGACGACGCAAGAGAAGATATTCGTAGAATGGAAGAAGACATGATTATTTCTTTCTCTTTGCCGGTAACCGATATGATCGGCTGAGTGTATACATTTGTATACACTATGATATAACGAATAGGATATAATATGGCTGTTAACAACTACTTCGGAAATTTTTCAAATTCAACGGAGCAGACTCTTATTGAAGATCTGGTCATTGAATCGATCCGTATGTATGGAATGAATATATGGTATCTTCCAAGAAAGCTTGGAGCACTCGATGATGTTCTTAATGAAGACGATCAGCCAGTATTCAAAGAAGCTTATATGATCGAAATGTATATTAAAAACGTAGAAGGATTTGAAGGAGATGGTCAATTCTTATCCAAGTTTGGACTACAAATCCGTGATTCAATTACGTTTTCTGTATCAATACGAAGATTTACTGAAAATGTTGGCTCCTATAACGATGAATTTCGACCAAAAGAAGGCGATTTAATATATTTTCCCCTTAACAATAAGATTTTTGAGGTGATGTTTGTTGATAATAAGCCAATCTTTTATCAGATGGGTGCCTTGCAAATGTATGATTTACGCTGTGAACTATTTGAATATTCTAACGAAGTGTTTAATACTGGTATAAGAGAAATTGATACTCTTCTCAATCCGCATAGAACTAGTGCAAATAACACAATTGCTGGTATAGAAGCTATTGATCCTATTGCTGATAATCTTACATTTGAAACAACCGCCGATGCAATACTAGATTTTAGTGCTGATAACCCCTTTGGAGATAATATATAGTGTTCGGTCAAGATTTTTATCATCAGACTACTAGAAGATATGTTGCAATTCTAGGTACACTCTTCAATAATATCTCAATTGGTAGAGCTGATAACTTAAATGTAGAAACTCAACGCTTCAAGGTTCCTATTAACTATGGACCAGTTCAAAAGTTTTTAACAAAGATACAACAAGATCCTGAGTTTAAAGCACAGGCCATTTCATTGCCAAGAATGTCTTTTGAGATTACATCAATTAGTTATGATGGCAGTAGAAATTTATCGCAAATTATTCGAAACACTAAATCAGTTTTAGCGAAGGATAGAGTACGTACTCAGTATACTCCAGCCCCATATAATATAGATTTTACTCTTAGTATTATGACAAAATATGCTGAAGATGGTACAAAGATCATTGAACAAATTTTGCCGTTTTTTAAACCGGAGTTTGTTGTTACTGCTAAGCTTATAGATACTATGGATTTGAATTTAGATATACCAATCGTATTGAATTCAATAACTACAGAAGATACATACGAAGGATCATATGATGAAAGAAGAGCATTAATTTGGACTTTAAACTTCACACTAAAGGGATATTATTTCGGCCCAGTAGCTGAAAAGAAAATTATTAAGTTTGTAACAGCAAATGTATATGGTTCGATGACTGCAAATTCGCCATACCAATCAATTACTGTTCAACCTGGATTAACGGCAAACGGACAACCTACGACAGATATAAGTCAAACAATA